TAATTGATCGTCTAGGGTCAAATAAGTTCAAGTGTGATTTTAAGAGTCGAATCATTGCAAAACCTTTGCAGTATATGCGAGGTGAGACATTTGATGATTCTATTTTGTTGATTGATGAAGCACAGAACCTATCAATCGTTGAAATGAAAATGATTTTGACACGAATTGGTACGAATAGTAAATTATTCATAACGGGTGATGTCAACCAGACCGACTTGTCATGTAAAGAATCGGGGCTTGCTTGGCTTGTCAGACAGATTCGCCTGCGCCACTTGAAGTATGAAGTCATTGAATATTCAAAATCAGATTGTGTACGTTCAGGTCTATGTAAAGAAATGCTATACTTAATTGAAGATGAAGTGTAGTATAGTCGATCAATATTAATAAGTGAATATAGTCATGGATGCGTGGAAAACGTTTGAGTGGGTCAAAGGCTTTGAGATTCCTGATCTTGAGACCATTGAAGGCGATACTCGATATTATAAAGTAGATGAAGATACATTATTACCATCCATGACCTCATTGTTGTCTCAACTCAATGATGGAGGTATTGATGCTTGGCGTAAGCGAGTAGGTGAAGTCGAAGCCGATAGAGTCGTCTTAGAAGCTGTTACACGAGGTAATAACCTACACGACCTATCTGAGCGCTACTTGATGAATAACCTCAAGCGTAGCGAGGTCTCAGGACCTGCTACAGTCATATTCAATCGTAATCGCAAGTACCTCAATCAACTTGATCTAATCGTTGCAATCGAAGCTGCATTATATTCACGCAAGTATAAGTATGCAGGTCGAGTTGACTGCATAGCATTCCATGAGAATGATTTGTGTGTCGTCGACCACAAAAACTCACGACGAAAGCTCGATATGAGCAAGAGTTATGTAAAGAAGAAGCTATTCTCATATATGATTCAGACGTGCGGGTATGCTCGTGCATTTCATGAAATGTACCCACACCTTCCTATGCCTACTCATGGTCTATTGATATTTGGCATATTTGAAGATATGTCGTCAAAGAAGTTCAAATTCAAAATCGACCCCTTACAAAAAGAACTTGATATTATTATTGATGCATACTATGATCGTTGTGACATTAAAGATAGCCGTTATTTTTCTTTGTGATAAATTAGTCATGAATAAATGAAAAGGTAAAAATTTATGGTTTCAACTTTAGCCAAAGTATGCGCGTTGGTCGTAAGCATTATGTTAACGATTACAGTCGCAGAAATTCCTAATGAGAATTTGCATAATAAAGTAGTCATTGATCTTGATCTAGTGTATACTCCTTCACCCATTCTCGAATCTGATGAAGATATGTGTATCGAGAACGTCCAGTGTCGCGTACTTGCAGAGGCTGTATTCTTTGAAAGTCGTGGCGAACCCACTCAGGGTCAATATGCAGTTGCGTTCGTTGTACGCAATCGTAGAGATAATGAGCGAAGGTGGGGCGACAATATAGCTAAAGTGGTCAACTCTAAGAGCAATGGAGTTTGTCAATTTAGCTATGTTTGCCAGTTAGATCGTGCTACAATGAACAGAATGATGAATCGCAGTTATGATGCGTGGGTGGAGTCATTACAAGTTGCATATGATGTATATTATTTTGCAGTTGACGACTGGACTCAAGGTGCAGATCATTTCTATAATCCATCTAAAGTGAATCGTACTCCCAGATTCGCTCAAGTTTATGAATATGTTGCACATGTGGGTGGACATAAGATTTTTAAAAGTAACTGATGAGGTAGTAATATGTTTACTGTAGGTGTGAATATCAAAGGCGAAGATCAAAAGACTCGCATTTTAGAAATTGGTGACACCGATGACTTCAAAGCTGCACGCGATGTTGCAGTTGAATATTTTGGTGCTGATAATATCGAGCGCTTACTAGTTTGTATTGAAGGTGGTAAGAAATGATATTTAAAAATCAGAATGATTTTAGTTTATACATTGAGTCAATTAAGCAAGATAAATCATTTGACACATACACTGAGGCGGTTGAATGGTTTTATGAAAATGAAACTGACCACGAAATGTCAGATATTGCGAAGATGTTGAATACTAAAATAATCAATACGATTCAGTTTGAAGCTGAGAGTAAAGGGTTATTGAAGTCTGATAATGTAAGATTATTCTGATGCGTGGTCTGAGTGCATTTGAGACTGTATGTGCATTGCAATTACATATGATGCGCAAGGGGTATGATGGGTGGACTTATAACTTTCGCACTAAGTCTGCACTGACTCGATTCAATAAGAATGTACAAACTAAGTTTGCATACTCAAAAATTGAACAGGAATACCCTGATAAGATTAGTCAACTGAAATTCTTCTATCCCTTTATGTCGAAGAACTCATTTAAGATTAATCTACTGAATATTCGCAAGATGACAATCGACTACAATAACTTTATTACATATATTGATGAAATCGAGTTGCATTTTAGAAATTTGTGCAATACTATAATAAAAGAACTAGGGAGCCTTGATCGAATATTTGATCAAGGTGATGTATTCCCGGTGATATACCAACTGTTTGATTGCAAGTTGGTGACAATTGATCAAGTTGTATTATTATTTTTAATAATGCCTGATCTAAATAGCACGTCCAGCAATGAACCCTTTGTTTATGATAAATGGAAAGCTGACATACTGTTCAATAAGAAATTCTTGAGCTTGTATATCAGTGTACCTATTCAGAACAGACTAAAGTTGATTGTAGTAGACGAATTTAATGGCAAACTTAACGTACAATAAAGGTAATTAAAAAATGGTAGACTTCAACAAATTGAAATCAGCACGTGGCTCAAATCTCGCTAAACTGACTGAGAAGCTTGAAACTCTGAATAAGGGTAACTCGACTCAAAAAGATGAGCGTATCTTTAAGCCAGGTTTTGATAAAAAAGAAGGCAAGGGTTATGCAGTCATTCGCTTCATTCCCAGCAAATCTAGTGATCCGTTCGTTCGCGTATTCAATCATGCATTTAATGGTGCAGGTGGTTGGTATATTGAAAATAGTCGGTCTACTATTGGCGAAGATGATCCTGTAGGTATCTCTAATACACTGTATTGGAAGAAGGGTGAAGCTGAAGGCAATGAGTCATTCAAGAACGTTGCACGCAAGCGTAAGCGTAATACAAAGTATTTTGCGAACGTACTTGTAATCAAAGATACAATCAATCCCGAAAATAACGGCAAAGTCATGATCTATGAGTTTGGCGGTCAGGTGTTCAAATTGATCGAAGCTGCTGCAAAGCCTGAGTTTGAAGATGAACAACCTATTGACCCGTTTGATATGTGGACAGGTGCAGACTTCAAGATCAAGATTGTAGGTCGCGAGATTCCTGATTCACGTACAGGTCAAAAGACAGTAGTACCTAACTACGAAAACTCCGAGTTCGCGTCACCGTCAGAACTGTTTGATGGCGATGATGCTAAAAAAGAAGAGTTGTTTGGTCAGACTCACGACTTGTCTGAGTTCTTGAAGGTCAAGGGCTTTGATGAGCTTGCAGAGCGATTCAAGAAGGTCACAGGCGACGACTACAATGCACTTGAATCAGGTGATCCTGCTGAGTCAGTCGTTGATCGTATGCAAGCACAAGCTGAAGCAAGTGCACATCGTGAACCTGAAGCGCAAAAGTCAGAATCTAAAGAAGATGATAATGGTGCAGGCGGTGAAGACGACGTTATGGCACTGTTCCGGAGCCTAGCTGAAGAAGGTTAAACTTCTATAGCAAAATCAAAAAGCCCTCTTAATTGAGGGCTTTTTTTGTTATGACTCTTTTGTTGATAGTCCCATTCGATCTAGTATAGGCAATTCAAACTTGTCGAATTCAGTACAACCCAATTCGCGAGTGGGCCACATATACCCTGTAACTCTGTCTAGTGTGAACTCCTTGATATTGACAGCATCTGATTGATTGCCACCCAATACAAGTAAATTGCCACCCTCAGTACGACCCACAACAAATCCAACATGCCCACCACCTGATCGACTGAATGTCACAATGCACCCTAGAACAGGCTTGTCGATGCGCTCACCCCACTTTAAGTAAGAAGATGAACCCTCAAACCGACTCGACTTAATTCCCACACGCTCAAGCATAGAGCCTACGTATGCAGCACACCACGGAGTCTCATCGTCTTTGATTCCTCCTCGTTTAATGTCTTTCCAGAACTGTACAATTTCAGGTGCGTGTCTTGACCCTTTAATCTCTTCAAGTCCAATAAATTCACGACCTTTCAATACCCATGAAGGTTCTTGTATTTTAGTCACTTTGACGGGCTCCTCTATTTGTTCAACTTTGGCAGTATGTTCTTTGGCTACATTAGTATTTGTAATATATTTTATAAATTTACAAAACATGCTATATACTCTTGATGATTGATGTGTCACCTACGAATCGAGCTGTAGGTAAGAATAATGCCATTTCCCATGAAGGTGATGGAATCTCAACTAGTGTACTACGCAAGTGGTCGAGTCGATAACTGTGCACTGCATGTTTAAAGTATTTTGATTCAGCCATCTTTGAAATGACAGCCCACTCGATATCAAGTTTTGTACTTTTGCGATATCTCTTCTCAGTTCTAAACTTCAATAGTGTCTTAAATGCGAGCATACGTAGTGCGGGTTGCAAGTAGTGGAAATTCAAGCCTACGATGATCGTCATGCCATCTTTAGCGTTATATGCACTAAAGGGTACGATCATTGGATATCGATCCCATACGGGCAGTGTAGCCTTATGTTTTGCAGAGTATTCAAAGAAGTACATCTTACCGAATGTGAACTTCTTCTTCCACATTGTACGGTCGCGGAACATTACACCTGTACCGACTTTATTAAAACTTTTACCTACATATTTGCGAAACCAGTCCATCGAGCTTGACGTGTTGCGCTTCACGGTATTGGGATTATTCCGCAACCACGCCTTTTCAATCTTCTGAAGTATCTCTAAATCAGTACCTGTTGTGTTTTTATAATCGTCTGCTGCATTCGCCATATTTAAATCTCAATAAATAACATTGATTAGAATACTATTTATAGGTAAGTATCAGAATGGCATCATTCAAAGAACATACAGC